AACCTCGTAGTAAACGGTGCCCTCCCCATCACATTCGGGACACTTATCCATGATAGGTGTCTCCATTTGATCAATCTGATAATCACTCAACCTTCCCATCATTCATCTCCATATGTAAAAAGTCAGTAAACGTGTCACACAACTGGCTAATCGTAGTGCCTAAAGCCATGTCACGTTGATCCTCTGACACTGTCAAAACCAACAATCCGCCCAATGCTCTCGCTAAACTAACCGTAGCCATCGGGCCTTCTTCTTCATGATCTTTCAAAAAACAACCCATGGTTTTCATTGCATCATTGAAAGATTTATCCGCATCAAATTTTAAATTATCCATCTTACCAACTCGCCTGATAGGTCACGGTGTTCCATGAATTGCTCTCAACCCACTCCGCAGCGGTGTCAAAAACTTGCGCATGCTTTTCACCCTCGGCCCGATCTTCATCCCAGAACTCGGGATTACCAAAGAAGAACCCCGCGCAATCATCGTTGTCGGGCAAGCCACCATCACGCAACGCATTCGCAATGCGGCGCAAATCATCAGCATCAAGATAAATCGGCTGGCATTCATCAACGCCATTCGCAAACACCTGCACAATAAACTTATGCAACGGTGCGAACTTGCGCCAATAACCAAGATCCAACTTATAAGACGAAACCTCAAACCCATCAACAACAGGACGCTTGACCTCCAAAGGAATCCCATTCTCGTCACGCTGCGTGGTGTCGTATTGGCTGATATATTTATCGCCGCTTAAATACATATCTAAACCCATGATTTTACTCCTCTTTCATATGCTAGATATCCCATACATATAATATAATTTATACAGTGTCAATAAAAAAAATTATAAAAAAAACCCCCAACTCTTTCGGGTCGGGGGCCGTCTAGTTTATGAGGCAGTCCGGTACAGAATGAGCATCCTACGAACTGAAACTGTTGTAACTTGGGATTTTTCCCAAGTCAACAGGATTTTAATCAGTATTTAAATCCTTTTTGCAAGCCGATAAATTGTTCGGTTTACTTCAGCAGCACAAAAAAACCCCCGCTTGCGAACAGGCGGAGGTTTCTAATTTATTCGGGTTATGTCGCAGTTTACAACCATCCAGCACTAACTCCCGCAATCCAGCCAAGCGCCAAAATCGCAATCACAGCGCAAATGATCTTGTCCTCATGCTTCTTAATCATGCCGCTTCTAGCTCCTCTGCATTTACGCGCTCTACGCGTTCAATAATAATGTCATAATCCGCGAGATAGTCGCCTTTCGGGTCAGGTTCCGCGTCAGCGTTTTCAATTAATGACGCTTGAATAAACCCATTTTCGGAAATCTCATAATCCCCAAATTGATCGGATACCTCGTCAAGCGCATCCTGTAATGTCGGGAACTCTCCGATACGATAGCCGCCTTTGTTCAAAAGATGTTCACCTTGTCCAAACTCATCCGTCCAACTGTGGACGGTAATCATTACAACTCTTACTGTGTACTTCATGCCGCTAACTCCTTCGAAAGCAATTCAAACAACTTTTTCGCTTCGTAATCTCCACGATCTGCCATGTCTGCCAAGTAACGCAGAATCATTTGTTCTAATTCGGTACTCATGCTGCCAACTCCGCATCTTTCGCCGCAGCGCGTAAATACCAATCATCAAGACCAAAGTCCCTATAACCCTGCTCAATCATATGATAGTAACCACCAGAAGGCGTATACAACTCGTTTTTGTCGCCATTCATGTCATAGATAAACCAATCGCCGTTGATCTTGCGGCGGTCGTACAAATTCGGATAACCCTCAAGTCGGTCTAACGCTCTCAGGCAATCGTGCGTGATCTCCCACAGAACGACAGGTAAAACCATTTCGCTATCATACCGAAAATCAGCAACACCACGAAACGTCAAACGGTGATCGGGCAAATAAAAGCCGCCCATAGGCTTGGCCTTCGGGCATCGCGCAGCCATAGCCTCGCGGTTCGTGTTCATTCCATATGCTAGATAATACATATCTTCTCCTTTGCTAGAATGGGGGAAAGCGCAGCCTAAGCCGCGTTCTCCATTTCATATTTCAGCATTTCCTCAACGTGAGACGCCAACTCGCGCCAGTCAACCTCACGCATCGCGCCGTTGACTAAATCAACGATAAAGCCGTTCTCCGTGTTGATGTCGTTGTCAACCCAGTCCTCAACATACGAACGAACCATGTCCCACGTAACAGGCTCAAGCAACTCACCATCGCGGAACCGCTCAAGAAAATATTCGTTGTAATTATCGCTGAACCATACGTTCACAAGCCACGTTTCGTAGTTTTTCCAGCCGTTATATTCTGACATTTTATGTCCTCCTCATTACTAGACTGTCACCCTTATATGTGGGATTGTTTGGGATTGTCAACAGTTTTTTGTAAATTATTTTATGTATAATTTACTCCAAAAACATTTACTCCAAAGCTTGGAGTATTTGGAGCTGGAGTAAAAAATTCAATAAAATCAACATTTTAAGTGGTTTACTCCAAATGGTCCAAAAAGCCGTTTTGGAGTAAAAAAGTTAATGTTTTCAATGGTTTATTTACTCCAAAAATGACTCCCCCCCTAAAGGGGGGTATATATACCTTACCCCCCTTGGAGTAGATAGGACACAGGCAGCGGTGATAAAGTGACGGCAACAAAAAGCAGTCTTGGGATGTTTTGGGAACTATAGCACTTGACGCCGGAACTTGTTCGGGTAGTATAGCAGCAGGGTCACAAGTCGTAAAATTGTTCGGGTAGCAAAATGCCAAAAGTCGGGGAGCAGGTACAAAAGGGCGGGCGAAGGTTGCAACCGCAACAGCAGAAGTTTCTGGATAACTACATTCACAAAGACATGACGCAAACCGCAGCAGCCAGAGAAGCAGGATACGCCAACCCGAACGTAAGAGCCGTCCAGCTTCTCAACAACCCAGTCGTTAAAGAACGAATGGAAGAAATGCGGCAGGAACTCGAAAGCAAGTACGGCGTGACCATCACCAAGTCAGTCCGAGACATGCAGCGCCTGCGAGACGAAGCTTGGGAACAGGGGAACTTCTCAGCAGCAATCAAAGCCGAAGAACTACGCTTAAAGGTGACTGGCCTCATGGTAGCGCGTAGCCATGTAACGCATGAACATGTTGACAACATGAGCCGCGAACAAATCGTTCAGCAGCTACAAGAATTCATGGAGCGCGCTAAAAATCGCATGATTGACGTAACACCAGCAGAAAATCCCACAGAATCCGAACAAATCGAAGTAGCATACGATAGCGGCGAAGCCGCAGAATAGCGGGTGCGCTTGGAGGGGAGGGGCTTCCGCCCGCCTCCAGCGCCCCAGAGCGGGCCGTCGGGTCGGGGTTTCGGGTTTTTTTGGGGTCGGGTACCCGAAAATTTGTTCGGGTTACTCACAGGCGCTCTCCGTGGCTCTCAGCGAATCGGGCTTTTTCGGGCCGGGGTCGGGATAAACTTGTTCGGGTTCGGGGTACCGGGGCACCTATCCCGAACAATTGTACTCTCGTGACTGCCCGGTTGCAACCCGACGCTCCCGGTTCACGAGCGACGCCCGGTGAACTCTCCCCGGAACAATAACCCGAACAATTGTCCGCGAATCTTCCCGGGGAACAATCTTCCCGGTAGTCATAATTTTTTTTATATTTTGTGTTGACATATAATAATGTATGGGATAATGTGGGATCACAGTCTAGTTATGAGGAAAAAGACAATGGCAAAAATTAAACTATATAAAGAGTACAAACCAGAAGAGGGAAAGATCGACATTGCAAAGGCGATCTTTGATAACATGATGCTATCTGCTGTAAATGTTAATTTTGGCGGTACGCGATGGGAGAATCAAGAGTCAGTCGATTATTGGCAAACATATTTTGAGAATCTTCTTCGTGATATTTCTGATCCAAATGCGTTTGCTCATATGATTGATACGCATGAGTTCGCCTATGAGAAAGATAATCATGGCAATTGGGTAGCTAAGTTTTAATCAGTAGGGCTTCGGCCCTACCCTTACTGGGAGAAAGACAATGACTTATTATGAAAGTGCTGAAGGGGTAACAATTACAAAGTCTCAGGCTTGGCATGAAATTAAGTACAATCATAACTTAGATGACAATGATTTTGAATTGTTCTTAAAAGATTGCGGAGACAAGAAAGAGTATAACGCTCAAGAAGTTCTGATTTGGTTAGGATATTAATCGAATGGAGCCACTACTAATCAATCGGGCCTGACCCTTCGGGGTCGGGCTTTCGGGCTTCGGGGATCGGGCTTCGGGGATTCGGGATCGGGGTATGGTATATATACTATATCCCTTTTTTTATGCGCACACACATACACACATACATACATGCGTTCTTTTTTTCTGAAAAAAATCGTTTTTTCGACGGCTGGCAATGCCAGCGTAAAACAATAAGCCGAACAATTGTTTGGGATAAATCCCATAAAACACTTGAACATCCCATAAATATCTATATATTTGTTTTTAAGGGGTGTATCTAGACAAACGGAGTATCAAAATGACACTTACAAAAATACAGATTGTTTTTCACCTAATCCAAAAAGGCGCAACGCTTGAGGAATTGATGAATGCAACAGGACAAAGCTCGACAAGAATTCGCGCTTCAATTTGTGAAATTCGCAACCGCGGAATTCAAATCACCTACTCAAATAACACTTACAAAAGAGTAGAGGCATAATCATGACTGTATCATTTGGAATTGAAATGGAAACATCTGGCTTGGCAATCAGAGCAGCGAGACAAGAATTAGATAACGCTGGCATTCAAGGTGTTGAATGCAAACCAGACGGCACGCCTAATGTTGACTGCGAAATTGTATTGCCTCCGCTGGCAATGGATCTTGAGCAGCCACGCACCAGCCAGCCAGCGTTTCAATATTTGCAACGCATTTGCAATGTAATTGACATGGCAGGCGCAACCGTTAACACAGCGTGCGGTTTGCACGTCCATGTTAGCAATGCACCATTGGCAGATAATACACATGCGGCACGTTTCACTGGCGACAGCATTTTGCACAAAGAACGCACAGGACGGTATCTGAATGCACATGATGAGCCGTTTGATGCTGCTATCGTTAAGGACATCATGTTGCGCTATACAGAGCAGCAGAACGTCATTAATAGCATGTTGCCAGCGTCACGCCGCAATAACAGATATTGCTACACGCTATCACCAGAGCGTATTGCAGCAGCAGATACGATTAGCGGCTTGTCAGGCGCGACGCACGGCAAATTTTCGTCAATCAATCTAGAAACATGGTCACGCGGTACAATTGAATTTCGCCAGCACTCCGGCACGATTGACGCTGTGAAAATCTGGAATTGGTGCCATTTCCTTGTCAATCTTGTGAGTTGGACATGTGACCAGCGTATCGAGCACGGAAGCCGAGCAATTGTTACAGAAACGCCTGTATCACCATTTCGCGCCAATTCCCGTGTTGGCGTTCAATATGCCATGATGCGCGCGCTCGATGGTGCTACGACACGCGATATCATGAACGCGACAGGCTGTTCAGAGCAGCGCGTCCGCGCCGCAGTGTCAGAAATCCGCGCCAGAGTTGGCGACGCCGCTGTTGTCACACACACGCAACAGGCAAATGGTGGACGCTACGGTGACGGCACGGACCTGACACGATACGAAGTGTTGCAAACGTTTGAGACACAAACGGCAGGCGCAACACTAATGCCAGAAAACAGACGTGGCATGCCAAGTATATGGGCAGGCCTATCGGATGATCTATTCGAATTCTGGCAGGACCGGATAATATCGCTCCGATAAATCGGAGCACAGCCACGGACAGCCCCGCCTAGTGCGGGGTTTTTCTTTTTCCAAGGTACCCTAAGCAATCCGAACAATTGTTCTAGAAACGGGGGATATAGGGGCTGTGTCCCCCCCCTTTTTTGGTTTGTATCAGGCAACACTCTACACTAAGTTCCCCACCTACAGCCACCTACAAAAACCTTTCCGGCCCTTCAGGTACCCTACGTCTTGACAAGGTACCCTAGACGGTCCCATAAAGTACCACATGCTAGTATAAGGAGAGAGCATATGCAGAGATGGGCGCGTGTTACGAACAAGGAAGATGGTTGTGATTTTTGGGTAAACGAGAGTCATGTTACTGTTCTCAAGGATTATGATTTTGGTGGTTGTATGATTGCCTTTTCGACTTCTGAAGACGACGTTGTTCGAGTTGAGCAAAGTTCTGATTATATTTTCACGGAATGGGACAACTGGCAGGCTATTCAAGAAGGCTCTGATTGATGCCGACATTTAGGTTGAGGTACTGTGATGTTTGTGAGTTTGACGGTCAGACTGCTGGGGAGGTTGTTCCTATTTTGCAATCTCGTCATGTTTTAGGCGGTGAGCCGGAGCCTAAGTTTTTGCGCAGGTTGGCGGCTGAGATGTGTGAGTGGAGTGGTGATCATTATTGCTTTACGGATCGTAATTTATTGGCGCGTAGCATGATTAGGAATGGAATGTTGGAGATTGTTGATTAAATTTAGTGTAGCTGTTAGGATGCCGAGTAAGTTCGTTTAGGAGAATTTATTGCATGCCTGCAGTTAAGACTGGATTTACTCCCCCGCCGATGCCCGGAATGCCTGCGCCTATGGCTCCTATGGGGGGAATGCCTCCGATGGGAGCGCCGATGGGTGGCATGCCTCCTGCGCCGCCAAATCCTTTTGCTCCGATGTCACCGATGCCTTTGGCGGGTATGCCGCCACCCCCTATGCCTATGCCACAAGGACAGCCTATGCCACAGACGGCACAGGGCCAGCAGATGATGGGATCGACTGCGGGTCGTCGTCGGAGGTTTGGCGATGCGTTGGAGGGTATGTTGGGCCGTAATCAGGGTATTGGAGCGGTTCCTCAGCAACTGCGTCCGCCAATGGCGATGCCGCCACAGATGATGCCACGGCAGCAGATGGTTGCGCCGGGTACGCCTATGATGCGGACACCGAGTCCACGGCCTATGGCGATGGGTGGTATTGTTCAGGGTTATGCGCCGGGTGGTGTTGTTCAGGCGTTGATGGACAATTATGGTTATAGTGAGTCAGAAGCGCAGGGGATGCTGGATAATATATCTTCTAGGGTTAGTAATCTTATAGATCCTGACATTGCGCAGTCTTATGCTGATAGTTTAGCGAATGTTCAGGCGGATATAGCTGCGAGGCAGGCGAATTTTATTCCGGATGCGGTTGCTAGTGGTGGTTTGAGTGAGGCTCAGGCTCAAGCTGTGATTGATGCGTCTAGAGCTAATATTGCGGCTAAGGTAGCTGAGTTAAAGGCTGCGAGTGCGAGTCCTTTTGTGGATGTTGTTTCTGAGGCGGGTGGTATAGATTATACGTCACCTGAAGTTATTGATGCGACTGGTGGTATATTTGGTGATGATCCTTATGCGACTCATTATGGTGTTACGCGTCCTGCGTATCTGGCTGCTTTGGCTGCGGCACGGGCTGAGTTAACTGCTCCACCGCCTGCCCCTGAAGTTATTTCAGAGCCTGCTCCGGCTCCAGCGCCACAGCCTGCTCCCGCGCCTCAACCTGTTCTTGAGCCTGCGCCTGCCCCAGAACCTGCGCCTGTTCCAGTTGCTCCGCCTGTGGAGTCTATTACTGGTGCTGAGGCTGGTCCGGGCAGTGTGGTAAGTGCGCCTGCGAATTTTGGCACTGGAGTTTATACGGCTACTCCAGTTGATCTGAGTGAGGTTAATCCGATTGATTACAGTCAGTTTACGGGTGATGTTGGTAATTTTGAGGGCACACCTGAGAGTTCTGCTTTATTTGGTCCTAAGATTAACATTCCTACGAGTGTATCGCAGTATGTGACTAATCCAGTTACGGGTGGTATAACGACGACACTTGGTTCTGAGATGGTTGCTACGAGTCCGATAGGTGCGATTAAGTTGCCTCCACGACCTGTTGAGCTTGATATTTTTGATTTCTTAAGTGCGCCGACATATGGGACGATGTATTCAGGCATTGCGCCTGTTGATACTGGTGATTCGAATTACAAGGATTTTAATAATCCTAACTTCAAATTACTTCAAATGGGGGGAGAGGTATCTGGCCCTTTCGACGGTAGTGTTCCTCGCAACACTATGATTGCTGATGAGCCTCACATGTTGGCTTATATTAATCAGGATGAAGAGTCTTTGTTGCGTAGCTTTGGTGGTTCTGGGATTTCTGGTCCCGGTGGTATTCCGAGTTATCCGCCTCGTGATTTGGGCGTTGGCGCGATTAACACTGGTAAGACGTACAGTGGGAGTGACAAGGTTGTTTCTGGTGGTTTTGACGCTGCGGCGGCGACTGCTGATGATGATGATGAGGATTACACGCCTACAAGTGCTGAATTAGCGGATCAGTTGGCTGCGGCGGGTAAAGATGACAAGCGGAGTGATGTGTCTGTAGTTGACTTTACGAAGACGGGCAGTGGTAGGGATTACACGTCTGCTGCGCAGGCTGACACGGATGTATCTGGCGCGGAGTTTGTTTCTGGTCCCACGATAGCTGATTTAACTGATGATGATGAATCTGGTGTTAATATTTTTCAGCCTACGTTGGCGACTGATGAAGTTTTATCTGCGCCTGTTGTTGATACTCCTGTTGTGTATTCGGATCGTCGTGGCAATCAATTTCCGACACAAGCAGAGGCGGATGCATCGGATCGTGCGTTTGCTGCGCAGTTGGCTTTGTATGGCTCTGGTCAAGAGGGTTTCCGCCGTTTTGCGGGGATTGCATCTGGTATGACTAGCGATCCTGAAGAGGATATTCGGTTAGCTGCGAAGGCTTACCCGAGTTATCTTGAGAATTTCAACGAAGGTCGTGAGATTAACATCTTTGACCCTGCGCCTTTTACTTACACCAACATTAGTGGCATTGGCGGTGATACTACAGGCGGTGGTTTAGGTATTACACCTGCGCCAGTTATTGATCCTGATGTTCAGACGGGTCAAGAAAGTGGCTTATTTCAGTCTGATGCTGATCGGCTTCTAGAAGGTGCGCCAATCATTAATTTGAATGCTTCTGTTTTGGGTGATGGTGAAGATTACACGCCTACATCTGCGCAGCTTGCGGCACAATTGGCTGCGCAAGGTTTGACAGATCAGCGTGTTAGCTCTGGATTTGATACTGGTCTTATGCAGACTGGTGTTGGCGATACTTACTTGCAAAACATTATAGATAGCGCAGATGAAGATGGAATTGCTACTACTTTTGTTAAGGGTAAGAGAACGAAAGTTGACGTAAATGATCCAGATCAGGTAGCGGCTCTTGCGGCGTCTCTTGATATAGGCAATCCGCTTGATTACTACGATGAAAAGACTCAATTCTTCAACGATCAACAAGCTGCGGCTGCGCTTGAAAGGGCTGGACGGCCTATTGTTTCGGCTGATCGTGATGATCCAAGGGGCGATCAGATTGTTTCGCCTACTGGTACGGGCATTGGCCTTCAGTCTGACCTACAGCGTGGATTGGGTGCTACGGGTCGCCAGACTTATTATGGCGGCAGTGGTCCTCGTGATGATCGTGATATGTATCAAGTTCCAGCAGAATCTGTTATTTCTCAGACTATTAAGGGATTTGAGAGTCGCACAGAAACCCCTTATTATGATGTAAATGCATACCGTGCGGGTTTTGGTAGTGATACAAAAACTGATCCTATCACTGGTAAGGTTACTAAGATTACTGAAGGAACGACTGTTTCAAAAGAGGAAGCAGAAGCTGATTTGAATCGTCGTTTGACGACAGAGTTTATACCTAGTGTTGTTAATACGATTGGCGCGGATACGTTCTACAGCATGAATCCGCAGCAACAGGCAGCATTAACGTCTATTGCCTACAACTATGGTAAACTTCCAAATCGTGTTGCCTCTGTGGTTAATAACGTTGATTCGTCTACGCCAGAGGGGCAAAAAGCGATTTCAGATGCGATTCGCTCTTTAGAGGGTGATAATGATGGCGTAAATCGTAATCGTAGAAATTCTGAAGCTGATTTGTTCTTGGGTCAAGGTAAAGTTCCTGAGACATCGGTTGTAACGAAGTCTGATACTGGCGTTACTCCAAAAGAAATTAAATCCCAGATTAGCGGCGATGCGGAGCCGACTGGTTTAGAGGCATTTTTCTATGACGTTATTGGTAATTTGGGCTTTGGTCTTGGTAAAGGTCTTGCTGATGAGTTGCGCAATACAAGTAAGGAAAATCGTCAGGCGATTATTAATCAGCATGTGTATGCGTTACAGAATGGCGCAACACCGAAGACTGATGAAGAAGGTAACTATGTTGGGTTTGACATAAGCACTATGGATACTTTTGGTGATAAGGTTCTTGCGGCTGAAGATATTACTCAATTCTTGCCCTATGGGGCTGAAGATGCCGATGGTGACGGTGTTCCAGATTATGAGCGTTTTGGTCAAGTTTTTGATGCTCAATCTGTTGCGGCGGGTGCGGACCCATATGGCATGTCAACTGAACAAGGATTTATTACCTCAGACGGTAAAGAGTTCTTTGTTGATGCATCTGGCAAGGTTGTAGAAGTTACAGACGGCAATGTTCCCTACGAAGTTGGTGGCGGTCAAAGCGTTGCTGAGGCTCTTGGGTTAACTGAGGTTGAAGACGATGATGATTCTGGAACGGCAAAGAACTACACGATGGGTCCAGATGGTACGATAGTCTGTAACGATGAGGGTTATGTTTACAACTCTGAAACAGACATGTGTGAGCCACCTGCTGAAGAAAAGAAGTCTGATACGGTTTCATCTCCGATTACAACTGCGATTACGCCTCGTAGCTTTGATGATGTTCTGAAAAGTGTTGTTGTTCCTGCTCCGCGTATTGCTCCGATTTCTGCAAATATTCGTCCGATGCAGGGTGGCGGCATGGCAGGCTTGAACCGTGCAGCGGACAATTTTTTAAAAGCTCTTGCGGGGTAGTTTTATGAATCCTTATCAGCAAATGGCGTCTACTATGTCACAGGCTGGCATTGGGAGTGTTGGCGGTAAGCCTATGACTTCTGGGGCGCAAAGAATTCAGGATATGTTTAGGGAGTCTCGAAGAGATCGTAATAAAAAAGCCAAAAGTTTACCTGATTATGCACCTCCTACTGTTTCTTCATCTGAAGAAATGTCTCAGGGGATTGCTGGAGCCTTAGACCCCTTAACTGCATATGGTAGTAGGATCAGTGATCCTAGAGTATTTTTAGAAGATCCTATACTTCAAGAAACTGGTGGTCCCAGATTTTCACAGATAACTGGGCAGATATATACGTCTGAACCTATGAGTTCTGCTGTTGATGGTTTAATTGACGCTCACGAGTATCGTCACTTAGCCTTAAATGAACTTCGTAATGTTATGGGGCAAAGAAATCCTGCTGAAAATATTTATAAATATGGTCAGCCTATGATGGATGCTGTTAATAGTGCTTTAAATTTTAGTGGTTCTTCAAGTCAATACCTGAAGGAACCGATATTAGAAGAAAGGTTTGTGGAACTTTTTGACCCTGTTGCTTTAGATGAAGGTCCATATGGAAAAAGTCATTTAAGTAGCACTCAAGACGCTTTTAATTTTCTTGCAATGATTAGTGAGGACGCTGGCGCTTCTCAACTTCAAAGCCCAGAATTGCGCAATGCAGTTCAAGATGTTTTTGCTGGCAGAATGTCAATGGATGATTTTTTAAGTCTTCCACAAGTTCAAGAAGTTGGTGAAATTATTGATGAAAATACGAGTAATTTTGGACAACAATATTTAGAGACTATTAATGACCCAAGGCAGATAATGCCAGTTATGCAAAATTTGGGTACTTTTCTTAATAGACTTCCTGCGCCTCGTGCTGCGACTGGAGAAATCAGACCGGAATTTAGTAATGCGGAGCGTCTTTTAAATTATTACAAAAGTCAGACTGGAGAAGGGTACTCTTCGCAAAGAAATCCGTACAAGTCTGAAGAAGAAAAAGAGCGTGTAGGTCAAATGCTTTTTAATATGAAGGACCGATTGGGATTTGAAATTGGTAGGCATAAAGTTAATCCTAAACAATTTGAAGAACTTATGTTTCCCAAAGCGACAGACAACGATCTTTTGAAGGGCATAGGGTCTTTAAATTCACGTAGCATGCAAGTGAGAGAAACGCCGCTAGACATTCAAGGCACTATAGATTTTTTAAACAGAAAAAGATTTTTTGAAATAAAGGATTCTCTTTCTAAACGCTTTGAAGGTTCGCAATTAGAATATCTTTTGGACAAGCAGGCCAAGGAATTAAACATTGAACGACCTGACAAATGATTTTTCTAAATATCTTACGGATGAGGAGTTAGCCAAAGTCGCTCCCATGTTGGAGCGGCTTAAAACGTTAGACGATAGATCTGAAAAGCACGATAATTTTATGAGTTTTGTGAAGCATGTTTGGCCTCAGTTTATTGAGGGCAGGCATCACAAGATTTACGCTCAAAAGCTGCAAGATGTGGCGGATGGTAAGTTAAAGCGGTTGATTGTAAACATGCCGCCGCGTCATACGAAATCTGAGTTTGCGAGTTATTTGTTTCCCACTTGGTTGATGGGTAGAAGGCCCGACTTGAAGATTATTCAGGCAACTCACACGGCTGAGTTGGCTGTTGGCTTTGGTCGGAAGGTTAAGAACTTAATTGATAGCGAGGAGTTTCGAGATGTCTTCCCTAATGTCAGTCTTGCGTCGGACGCTAAAGCGAGTGGTCGATGGAGTACGAACGGTGGCGGCGAGTATTATGCGGTGGGTGTCGGTGGCGCTCTCGCGGGGCGCGGCGCTGACCTTGCGATTATCGACGATCCTGTCTCCGAACAAGACGCGCTGAGTGTTACTGCGTTAGATAATATCTACGAGTGGTACACCTCTGGGCCACGGCAGCGTTTACAGCCGGGTGGTGCGATTATTATTGTGATGACCCGTTGGTCGATTCGTGATCTGACGGCAAAGGTTTTGCAGAAGCAGAGCGAGAAGGGTGCTGATAAGTGGGAAATTGTAGAATTTCCTGCAATTATGCCTAAAGGTGGCCCACTCTGGCCTGAATTTTGGTCTTTAAAGGAGCTTGAAGGCGTTAAAGCCTCTATTCCTGTGGCTAAATGGAATGCCCAGTATATGCAGAATCCGACTGCAGAAGAGGGCGCTATTGTTAAGAGAGAGTGGTGGAATTTATGGGAGAAGGATGATCCTCCGCCATGTAGCTACATCATTCAGTCTTATGATACTGCGTTTAGTAAGAGTGATAGGGCTGACTACTCTGCGATAACGACTTGGGGTATTTTTCACCATGAGGAGACAGGTGAGGATCATATTATTTTGCTTGATGCTGTTAGGGGCCGGTGGGAGTTTCCTGAGTTAAAGCAGGCTGCACATGATTTATGGCAAGAGTTTGATCCAGACATGATATTGATTGAACAGAAGGGTTCTGGGATGCCGTTGACGCAAGAGTTAAGGCGTATGGGTATTCCTGTAACGCCGTTTACTCCGGGTCGTGGTGCGGATAAGTTTACGCGGATGCATGCGTGTGCGCCTGTATTTGAAAGTGGCATGGTGTGGGCACCTGAAACTAATTTTGCTGATGAAGTTATGGAAGAGTGTGCATCTTTTCCGAATGGTGAACATGATGACTTGGCGGATTCGATGACACAGGCTATACTGCGTTTTAGGCAAGGTGGTTTTATCACCACTCCAACCGACTATGACGATGACGATGAGTTTCGTTTTCGTCGTAAGAGAGAGTATTACTGATGCATTGTAACACAGGAACCAAAAAAATGATGTATGGCGGTAAAGTTAAAAAGATGAAAGAAGGTGGGCTGACTGGAAAGCAGTATAAGCTTGATAAAAACAAAGACGGTAAAATCTCTGGTGAAGACTTCAAAATGATGGAGTATGGCGGAGAAGTAAAAGGCATGAAGTACGGCGGCAAAGTTGGAAACTGCCGTGGCGGTGGTGCCGCTGTATCAGGTACTAAATTTACAGGATGTAAATAATGGCTAAAATCGTTATCAACATTGATATGGATGAACTTAGGTCTGGTATCAACCAAGTTGTTGATGACGATATGTATGAGGGGGAAGAGGAGTTTGTTTGCCCTCTTTCGACTCAAGACGCAGATTTAAACGACAAAAATCGTGAGCATGCCATACAGGAGTATGCTTACGGTCACTCTGTAAAAAACTGGGAAAAGAAAAAACAAATTTGCGGAACATGTGAATATTACAACATTCGTTCTAGTATGCTTGATTGCATTGAGAATGGCATTGGAATGGATGAGGGTGATGAGGTTGGGTATTGCACCAAACTGGATTTCACCTGCATGGCTGAAAATGTCTGTAATGCTTGGGAAAAAGGTGGTCCTATGACGGACTTTGATGATATTGATGAGATGGAGCCTTTAGAGGGCGGATCGAAGGATATCTTTTAATGAAGTTGGGGCGAGGGATATCCGATGG